GTTTGGTAGTGAGCAGACTATTAATGTGTTTACTCCAAAGCCTTTAATATCAAGTATTAAGCAACAGAAAAAATGCAAGGACTCAATCTTGCGTTCTAATGTTATGAACTTAATACCAAACTATCAAGATAAGGTGGTGTTGTAATGCCAAACGATAACTTATTACAACTCTTAAACCTACCAACTCAAAACACCAATACAGAAATGGACAACCAAAATGGTAACACTAATGTTAATTGGCAAAGTGATTTGCTTGGTTGGGTTTATTCTAATACTCTTGAGAGTGTTTTATTAACTTGGCTAACCAATAACCAAATGTCAAAACAAGACTTGGCTAGGGTGTTGGTATCTGTCTTGGCTAATAAACCAACTAATCAACAAACTGATGTATCATCTAGGGTTATTGAAAAACTAAACACTTTAATCAATAGCCAGTAGTACCAGCATCAATATTTTAACCACCACCTGTTTCCACAGGTGGTGGTTTTTTTTTACCATCTTGTTCAGATCCCACAAAGTCTAGTATCTATATTACAACTGACCTACTATATCTAGTAGTCCCAAAAATTTCCAAAACTCAAACTCCGTTTTTTTGCCCACGCCACCCCCCTGAGTTGCGCGGTTGCTTGCTAGAACAGCACAAAGTCAAGTTTTGCACATACACAACCTCTACAAAATACTTTTGAATAGGGGACCCAATCTGATATAAAAACTCAATGGGAATGCAAATCGAGGGCCTAACCCCTTTTGAACAAGAAGAGGCGTTAAAGAAACTCGTACTTAGAAAAAAAATTTTAGAATTACAAAGCAAACAAAAAGAGGATTTCTTATTGTTTGTTAGAACTGTGTGGCCAGAGTTTATTGCCGGCAACCATCATAAAATCATTGCAAAAAAATTCGAGGCTATCGCCAACAAAGATATCAAGAGACTTATTGTTAACATGCCACCACGACACACAAAATCTGAATTTGCGTCTTTTTTATTTCCTGCTTGGATGATGGGCCGTGAACCACGACTCAAGATTATTCAAACATCGCACACGGCAGAATTAGCGCAACGCTTTGGCCGTAAAGTCAGAAACTTAATCGACACACAAGATTATCAAAACGTTTTTCCAGGCATGGAATTATCGGCGGACTCTAAGGCAGCAGGTCGTTGGGAAACAAACGCAGGTGGAGAATACTTTTCTGCCGGTGTCGGTGGAGCAATAACCGGTCGTGGTGCTGATCTATTAATTATCGACGACCCACATTCCGAACAAGATGCACTCAGTGCCACAGCATTAGAGAATGCGTGGGAGTGGTATTCTTCTGGTCCTCGTCAGCGTTTACAGCCAGGTGGTGCTATTGTGATTGTTATGACTCGTTGGAATACAAAGGACATCACCGGAGAACTGATCAAGGCTCAAGGACAACCGAAAGCGGACCAATGGGAAGTTGTAGAGTTTCCGGCGATCTTACCTTCCGATAAACCAGTGTGGCCAGAGTATTGGCAAAAAGAAGAATTAGAATCTGTCAAAGCATCTATCTCTGTTGCAAAATGGAATGCGCAGTGGCAACAGAATCCTACAGCAGAAGAAGGAGCTATTATCAAACGAGAGTGGTGGCAAAAGTGGGAGAAGTCACAGATGCCTGGTTTGATGCACGTGATACAATCTTATGATACTGCATTTAGTAAAAAAGAAACGGCGGACTACTCCGCTATCACTACGTGGGGTATATTCATGCCTGACGAAAAAACACCAAATATAATTTTGCTTGATATGAAAAAAGGCAGGTGGGACTTTCCTGAGATGAAAGAGATTGCTTATGACAGCTACAAGTATTGGGAACCGGAGTCCGTGGTTATTGAAGCAAAAGCCACGGGTATGCCGTTGACACAAGAACTTCGCATGCGTGGTATTCCTGTTATCAACTTTACACCTTCCAAAGGCAATGATAAGTTGAGCAGAGTTAATGCTGTAGCACCACTATTTCAGTCTGGTGTAGTATGGGCTCCAGATGAAGTCTGGGCAGAAGAAGTAATCGAAGAGTGCGCTGCCTTTCCATATGGTGAGCACGACGACTTAGTTGACTCCATGACACAAGCATTAATGAGATTTAGACAGGGTCGTTGGATTGAGCTAGCTGATGACTTTGAGGATGAACCAGTTAACCACAGCTCTGAGGAATATTACTAATGTCAATCTTTGACAGACTAAAAGACATCGTCAGCTTTTTAGAAACGAGACCTGAATCACGAACACCGGAACAAGAACAGATAGGTGAGGAACTTTCAGAGGCAGAAAAGACAACAAGAGATATAGCGGAGTCCCGTTTAGAAGGAGTCTCTGATGAAGAGGCAAGAGATCTTTCAGATCTTATTAGAGATTTTTTCAAGTCAGATGAACAGGGCATAAAAAAATTTCGTGAAAAAAATAAAGATCAAATAGCTAAAGATAAAAAACTTGTGTCTAATATTTTAAAAAGGACACCTGTGGGTGCACTTAGAGATTTTGTAGTAAGAACAGCGGTCAATAAATACGGGCCTCAAATAGCAGAAACAGCTTCAACATTTTTAAGTTCCTTTTTACCTGAAGATAAAAAGACATCTCAGTTTGAATTCATGGGAACTATCTATGACATTAATGATTTTTTTGAAGCAGGTAGAGTGGATTTTACAGGAGAAAAAAATTATGAGATTGATAAAGATAGAAGGCGTGTATCTGCTCTAAGAGCCTACGTTAATTTATTACCAGATGATTTTCAAAAAAATGCAGGGCAGCTTTACACTGATCTTAGACAGGCAAAGAGTTTATATCAAAACACACCCTTTGGTGATTTTCTTTCTGCAGCTGAATTAAAAGAGTCTGGGCTTGAGTCTATTCTTTTAGGAAACAAAGATAGAGTTTTTACTAAACAAGAACTGGTTGATATTTTAAACAACCCTGGAGTTGACTCTAAAGTTACGAAAGTAAGATACGCAAGAGATGATGAGAATGCACTGAGTAATGCACAGTTATACATGAAAAATTTAGGAGAGTTTAATGATCAATTAATGAATCTGTACGACAGACGTTTTTTAAGAGAGGGTGTTCTTAAACCCATGCAGGATGACATAGCTGAAATTCTACAATTAACAAATCAACAATTTCTTGAAAACGAAATGAGTAAGGAAAAATACGTTGAGCTAATAAGTGCGGCTAATCAAAATTTTAAAGAGATGGCAGCAAACTTTAGAAATCAAAAAGCACAAAAAAATTTCGGCATGAGTTATGAAGCGCTTCAATTAAAATTTTTAGAAGATTCAGCGACAATTCAAAAAGGAATTAATGACCCTCAATACAACACAGCATATAGAGATATTATGTTATTTAAATCATTCGAAAAACAGTTTGATGTTTTAAATCAAATAATTGACCAAAACTTAGAAGTGCCAGCGTCAGGTGATGCTCAAGATCAAAACTTACTATCCTTCTTAGAAAGGTCAGGGCCAAGTTATAGAACAACAGGGCCGGCCGGTTTAGAAAACTATGATGTTCAAGGAATCACTGTGGCTTTAAGAGAAGGAGCATTAGGTGAGTCTGGAAAAGCTAGCACACACTTTAGTAACTCTTGGACAGATACTAAAAGTCATGACACTTTTCATTATAGAACAGGTGTATTAACAGACCCCAGTGGTGTGAAGTATAATACTCTTGTTGAAGTTCAATCTGATGATGAAGGTTTAATACGTAGAGAGGGTCAGTACTACGATCCTAGTTTAAAAATTCAATCACAAAGAATACAACAGGAGATTACAGATTTTGCAAACAATGATCTCATAAATTTTAAAAGAATATTTAAAGTTACACCAGATGAGAGTAGTGAAATTAATGATATACTTGCTGCCGCCCAAAGAGGAAGTGATGTCTTTGTTCCCGCTTCTTCAAACATGGTTAAAGAAGCCATCTTTGATCAGTTTGGTGGTCGAGAGGCTACTATGATTGATAACATACCAGAGGCTAACAGAGAAAATTATTTAAATAATAATGACAGAGCTGCTGAATTATTTAAGTATGCAAAAAAATTAAACAAGTATTTAGAAAATATATATCGTGATGACAAAATAAGTAGAGAGAACCAAGAGGGTAAAGTTTCAAAAACATTACCTTATGTGTCCACTGGTCCATTAGGTTACGCTGAAGAGTCTATCTATCAATTTGTTTTAGATTCTATTAGAACAGGCGTTGATAAAGTTCAATGGATACCTGGTGAGCACTCTGCTCAAATTCAATTAGGTGGTCAAAACAATCCAACAGGCGGAGTTGACTTTTCAAGCGCTGAAACAACACTTGCACAGTTTAATGATGAGAGAAGCGTTAAGAGAGCTCAAGGACATCTTAATTTTTATGGTTCTGATGAAAACCCCACAAACAATACAATGTACAAGGCTGCAACAAACGTAGTTGATAAAATTAATAAATTAGGTCAACAAATATATGGTGAGGATTTTGTGCCACCTGTATTATATGAACAAGGTGCGAAAAACGATCAAGGTGAGTTTTTTAACACATATGTCGTAAATCCAGATGAGCTTCGTGATAAGGGTGGATACATATCAAATGTTAAACAAGGATGGGGTTTTATAGATTTAGCTCCAACAATTGAATACTTAAAAAGTAAAAATTACGACAATCCTTCAAAAGAGTTTGATGAGGGATTACTACAAAACTACATCAGTCGTAAAAGTGGTGGACAAGTATGGAGCTCTAGTTTAGTTTCGTTAGATGAGGTCATAAATGGTTGATAATATAGATAAAGCGATTAATCCGGCTGAAGAAATACAAATAGAAAAAGTTGGACAAGAAATAAATTTACAAGGAGAGAATCCTGATGGAAAATTTTTAGAGGTGGATGACGGTAGCGTTATTATTAATCCTGAAGAACAAGCCGATGTTATTTCTTTTGGTGCAAACTTGGCAGAGGTTATGGATGACAACGACTTAGAAAATCTCTCTAATGATTTACAAGCAGATTATTCCTCTGATAAAAATTCAAGAGAAGAATGGGAACAGGGGTATACTAAAGGATTAGACTTACTAGGTTTTAAGTATGAGGAAAGAACCAGACCTTTCTCTGGTGCCAGTGGAGTTTATCATCCCTTACTATCTGAATCCGTAGTTCAATTTCAGGCACAGTCGTATAAAGAATTATTACCAGCAGGAGGTCCTGTCAGAACTCAAATCATAGGAGCATCCACTCCTGAAGTAGAGGCTCAGTCAGAGCGAGTAAAAGATTTTATGAATTATTATATCTCAGATGTAATGGAGGAGTATGATCCTGAGTTAGATCAAATGTTATTTCACTTACCTCTTGCCGGTTCAGCTTTTAAGAAAATTTATTATGACGGCGGAATGGGCAGGGCCGTATCTAAATTTGTAGCGGCAGAAGATTTAGTTGTTCCATACATGACTTCTGATTTGGAATCTGCAGAGCGTGTCACTCACGTTGTGAAGATGACAGAAAATGAAATCAAAAAACAACAAGTTTCCGGTTTTTATAAAGATGTTGAAATAAATCCTTATGAAGCTGAAAACGATATTCAAGAAAAATATGACGATATGGAGGGAACAAAGAAAGAAGAATCCTATCAAGATTATACTTTATTAGAGATGCACGTCTTGTTAGACTTAAAAGGTTTTGAAGAAGAGTCAGGGATTAAAGTACCGTATATTGTTACTATCGATGAAGGTTCTGGAAAAATATTATCTATTTATAGAAATTATAATAAGTCTGATCCGCTTAAGAAAAAAATTCAATATTTTGTTCATTACAAATTCCTACCCGGTCTTGGTTTTTATGGCTTTGGTCTTATTCATATGTTGGGTGGTCTTACACGAACTGCAACTGCTGCACTTCGTCAATTGCTTGATTCAGGAACATTGTCAAATTTACCTGCTGGGTTCAAGTCTCGTGGTTTCAGAATAAGAGATGATGATCAACCTTTACAGCCAGGAGAATTCAGAGACGTTGATGCACCTAATGGAGTTTTAAGAGATTCATTATTACCTCTCCCTTACAAAGAACCCTCTGCAACATTATTTAACCTTTTAGGTTTCTGTGTCGATGCAGGACGAAGATTTGCTTCCATAGCAGACATGAAAATAGCAGAGGGTGGTTCTACAGAAATGCCTGTTGGCACAACCATGGCACTACTAGAGCGTGGCACCAAAGTTATGTCAGCGATTCACAAGAGATTACATTATGCTCAACGCATAGAGTTTAAATTATTATCAAAGGTTTTTGCAACATACCTACCGCCGACATATCCATACAACGTGGCGGGAGGCAACTCTTTTGTAAAAGCAATGGATTTTGATCAAAGAGTAGATGTCTTACCTGTATCTGATCCAAACATATTTTCAGTTTCCCAAAGGGTGACTATGGCTCAAATGCAATTACAATTAGCTCAAAGTAAACCTGAACTACACAATATATACGAAGCTTACCGCAGGATGTATGAGGCTTTAGGTGTTCAACAAATAGAAAATATTTTACCTATACCTGATCAACCAGTGCCAGAAGATCCTGGTGTTGAAAATGCGAAAGCATTAAAAGGTGCACAGTTACAAGCTTACATTCAACAGAATCATGATGCTCACATTGAAGCACACAGATCCTTTGCTTCATCTGTTTTAGTCAAATCACAAGTTGCAATACTTGCAATTTTACAAGGGCACGTGTCAGAGCACATTTCATTGGCGGCAAGAGCACAAATACAAGCTGTGGTGCAACAACAATTAGCACAGATTGCACAACAAATGGGTGGTCAAGTTCCACCACAAATATTACAACAAATTCAAAACGAGGCAGAAAATCAAATTGCACAAATTATTGCAGTAGTGACAAACAAAATGGTGCAAGAAGAGCAGGAAGGCTTAACACAACAAGGACAAGATCCTATCGTAGAGCTTAAAAATAAAGAACTTGAGCTTCGTGGTGCAGAAATACAACGCAAAGCACAAGAGTCAATGATGCAATTCCAAATGGATCAAGAGAAATTAAAACAAGATAGAGATCTAACAGAAAAAAAGATACAATCGAGTGAAGACATGACTGAATACAGGCAAGAAATGGCGATTAGACGTGATCAATTGAAGAGGAGACAGGGCTAATGGTGCAACAAAAACTTACAAGACAACAAATTCAACAACTACAGCAACTTGTTAAGAAACAAAGCCGACAAAAAAGACTAACACCCGCTAATTATTTAAACAATTTAATGAAAAACGTCGTACAAATGAGGGCAAAAGGCGGAAAAATGTCCGTTGAGAAAGCTTTTAAAGAAGTAAAAGACAATCCACCTAAAATTTTAAAGAAAACAGCGAAAAAACATGGCAAAAAAAGAGCACAAAAACAAAAAGTTGCAATCGCCCTCTCAAAAGCAGGAAAAACTCGTCCCAAAAGGGCTTAAATATCAATTAAAGGCGATTACACCAGAGCAAATGGAGGATTTGCAGACAGTTATCCGTGATCAAACCAATAATAGCCTTCAATACATCACAGAAGAGTTTGATCCGTTAATAGTTGCGAGCGCATACCTGTCAATAGTCCGACAACTTTACATGCTGTACCTAAACAAAGATGAAGCTGACGCATTGTTCGAGTGGGCGAAGATGAATATGGACCCAAACTTTAAAAGGGAGCACTTGCATTAGAACAAAAATAATGTAATTTTTTTATATGACGAATGATTTAAAAAAACTTGGCGGATCAGGAATGCAATCAATGATTCTTGACGCTCTTAAAAGATCATTAGACAACAAAACTTTACCAAAGTCTGCTTATGATAAAGCAGTTAGAGCGATTACAGGTGGCTCAGAGGATATGTCACAAGCCAAACAAATTAAACTTCTCAAAGGTGGAGGACTCTCAGAGGCCACTGCTAAACTAAAAGCTCAAGGTTTAAAAAAAGGTAAGCAAGTAAAAAAGAAGAAGAAAAGTTTTCCAGATTTAAATAAAGACGGCAAAGTAACAATGAAAGATGTTCTCATTGGTCGTGGTGTAATTAAAAAAGCCAAAGTTGGTATGCAAATGAAAGGCACGAGCCCTCTCATTAAAAAAAGAAAGTAATGTCTAGACCAGGTTTATACGCAAACATACACGCTAAAAGAAAGCGTGGTGGTAAGATGCGTAAGAAAGGTGCTAAGGGTGCACCTACTGCAGCTAACTTTAGAAGAGCAGCACAAACAGTAAGGAAGGGGAAAAAGTAATGGACAAAGCTACAGATAATAATACTGTTATTGACGGTAAAAAAGTTCCTTACAAGTCACCTGTGGTTGACCCTGCAAAGTCTAAGACTCAAGGTCAAAAAGCAGTGCAAGTAAAGAAGAAACCATTTAAAGGAGTATTCTAATGGATATGATTAAATCCCTAAAAGCCAAATGGGACAACCTAAATAAAAAAGGAAAGATGTTAGTTGGTGGAGCAGCTGTTGTTGTTATCTACTTAATAGTCACTAATGTTTAATCTTTTAATCGGTCCCATAGGTAGCATGGTCAAAGATGCTGTCACAGGTTTCGTTGAAACAAAAAAAGCAAAAGCTGATTTAGCACTTACTGAGATAAAAGCACAGAAGTCCCTCAAGGAGCAACAAATAGCAGGCAAAGTTGCGTGGGAAGCCAGTGCAGTTGATCAAATGAAAGGGAGCTGGAAAGACGAATTTGTTTTATTAGCCCTGATGATTCCTGCGATTTCAGCCTTCATCCCTTTTATGCAACCACACATTGAACGTGGGTTTCAGATTTTGGAAAGTTTGCCGGAGTATTATACCCATCTCTTATATTTAGCCTGCAGTGTCAGTCTGGGGGTTAGGGCGGCACCCGGTATTAAAAATATGATCTCAAAGGCAAAAAAATGAAAAAAGTAAAAGCAATAAAAGGTGTAATTAAAGGTTTAAAGAAAGCATCTAAGTTACATGCTAAACAAGCCAAGACATTAAAGAAAGTTATTAAAAAAAAGTAGTGGATATATTTCAATTATTCACTCACTTCAAAAAACAAATTGAAGAACGAGAAGCAAATCTATTGGAAATGTTAACCTCTGGTGTTAAGGATTGGGACGAATATAAGTATTTGACAGGTAAGCTTGAAGCACTAAGATCAACAAAATCAGAAATGCAAGAAACAATGAAGAGGTTCGAAGAAAATGAGTAAACTAATATTACCTGATTATTTAGGTAAAAAAGAAGAGAAAGCCAAAGAGCTTTCAGACATGCAAAAGCTTCCAAAGCCAACTGGTTGGCGCATGTTGATCATGCCACACACTGGTGTGAGAAAAACAAAGGGAGGAGTGCATCTTACAGACAAGGCTCAAGAAGAAATTCAACTTACAACTAATGTAGGATTAGTCTTGAAAATTGGTCCAGATGCATATAAAGATAGAGAAAGGTTTCCTGAAGGCCCTTGGTGCAAAGAAAAAGATTGGGTTCTTTTTGCTAAGTACGCAGGCTCAAGGATTAAAATAGACGGTGGGGAGTTAAGACTTTTGAACGATGATGAGGTCTTAGCAGTGATTGATGATCCGGAAGACATATTACATGCAACATATAAATAGACTCATGGAGGTCATGGCCCATGCCGGAAAAAATGGTAGACATAGATACATCAGGCAATCCTGTTGATGTAGATATAAAAGAAGAACAGAAACAAGACGAAGTCGAAGTTCAAGAAGTACAAGAAGAGGAATCTTCCGTTCGTGAAGTTAAACCACAACAAGAAGAGCAACAATCTAACGAAGAAGATCTTAATGAATATTCTGATAGCGTAAAAAAACGTATTGATAAGTTGACTGCAAAGATGCGGGAAGCTGAAAGACGTGAGAAGGCTGCAATTGAATATGCTGATGGTCTTAAAAAACAATACACAGATTTAGATAAAAAATATAAAGACCTAGATACAGGTTATCTAAATGAATTTAAAAACAGAGTAGAGATTTCAAAAGCAGCTTTACAAGATAGATATCAAAAAGCTGTTGCCGATAACGATGTCAAAGCTCAGGTTGAAGCACAAGAAGAGCTTACTAAGCTAACGATAGATGCAGAGCGACTAAGGGCTAGTGAAGCTAAAAATAGTGCAAAGCAAGAGGAAGGAAAAGAGGTTAAAACACCAGACGCTCCTACACAACCAACTGCTGCTCCACCTGATCCACGTGCTGAAAAATGGGCAAGTGATAACTCATGGTTTGGAAACGATGAAGCTATGACATACACAGCTATAGCAATTCATAAAAAACTTGTGGGACAAGAAGGATTTGACCCGAAGTCAGAAGAATACTATAGTGAGATTGATAAACGTATGAAAAATGAATTTCCTCATAAGTTCGAGGCTGAAACGAACAATACATCTGCTGATGACAGACCCGTGCAGGCTGTAGCAAGCGCAAATCGTTCGTCTTCTAAAAATGCACGCAGCAAGACTGTGAGACTCACACCTTCACAAGTCGCTATTGCTAAAAAGCTAGGTGTGCCACTAACAGAGTACGCAAAGTACGTTAAACAAGGAGGTCAAGCATGACAACTAAAACCTCAAGATCTGCTGACACGCGGGTAAAAACTCAACGTAAACGTGTTTGGCAGAGACCGTCATCACTTGATTCACCCCCTGCGCCAGATGGTTATATCCATCGTTGGATAAGGGCAGAAGTTCAAGGATATCAGGACACTAAGAACGTGATTAGTCGTCTTCGTGAAGGCTATGAATTAGTAAGAGCGGATGAGTATCCTGACTGGCAATTACCAACAATTGAAGACGGTAAACACGCAGGAGTGATCGGAGTAGGTGGCTTATTGCTGGCTCGCATCCCAGAGGAGCTTATTGCTCAACGAAATGCTTATTACAGTGGTCTTACAGAAGATCAAATAAAAGCAGTTGACAATGATCTTATGAAGGATGCTCACCCCAGTATGCCAATCAGTAAACCTGAGAGGCAAAGCAGGGTGACTTTCGGTGGCTCACAAAAAGCTGAATAAGTTTTTTATAGGCCATTGTTAGTTACATTTATTAACTTTACTTTTAAGGAGTAAAACAATGGCAAATCAAGACGGTAATTTTGGATTTCGTCCAGTGCTGATGCAGGGTTCCGCATACAACGGACAAGGTCAACAAGAAATGACTATTGCAAGCAATGAGACCAACTCCATATTTATGGGAGATCCTGTTGTGCTAAACGCAAACGGATCAATCTCTCGTGGATCATCTGCCGGTGCTGAGCTCGTTGGTATTTTTAATGGTTGTTTTTACACAGATCCAACCACACAAAAACCAACTTTCTCAAACCATTATCCTGGTGCGATTGTGGCTGACGATATAGTTGCAAACGTTATCAGTGACCCGGATGTAATATTCGCAGTTAAAGTGGATGATACAAACGGTGGAAGAGCACAGGTGGGTTCAACAGCGAACATCGCAACATACAGCGCAGGATCTACCAAATCAGGTATATCAAACGTAGCATTAGACGGTAGCACATTTGCAACTAGCAATGCTTCCAACTTTGCTGTGTATGATCTTTCAACAGATCCTGACAACAGCGACTATACTGCAGCTAATGCTAACATTCTTGTTAGAATTAATAAGCATCAGTATAGAGATACGACAGGCATATAGGAGGTTAAACTATGGCTATATCTAGAAGTCAACTCGTTAAAGAGTTAGAGCCAGGTTTAAATGCTTTATTTGGCCTGGAGTACGGTAGGTACGAAAACGAACACGCAGAAGTTTTCGATGAGGAAACCTCAGATCGTGCATTCGAAGAAGAAGTAATGTTAGCAGGTTTCGGTTCTGCACCAACTAAATCAGAAGGTGCTGGAGTGCAATTTGACACTGCAACCGAAGCGTTCACCTCACGTTACACACATGAAACAATTGCATTAGCTTTCGCAATCACAGAAGAAGCTATCGAAGATAACCTCTACGATAGACTTGCTGCTAGATACACAAGAGCTCTTGCAAGATCAATGGCTAATACAAAACAAGTAAAAGCCATGAATGTTTTAAACACAGCTTTCGCAGGTGCAGGAGCTGCAGGAACCAATCCTGGTGGTGATGGTGTGTCACTTATTAATACACAACACCCGTTAGCACAAGGTGGTAACTTCTCAAACAGACTTGCAACTGACGCTGACCTTAATGAAACTTCATTAGAGCAATCTTTAATCGATATCGCTGCTTTCGTAGACGAGAGAGGTTTAAAAATTGCTGCTCAAGGTAGAAAACTTATTATTCCAAAAGAATTACAGTTTACTGCTGACAGATTGATGAACTCTGCATTAAGAACAGCTACAGCTGACAATGATCTTAACGCAATTAAGAATATGGGTATGATCCCAGAAGGTTACACAGTTAACCATTTCTTAACTGATGTTAATGCATTTTACATCAAAACTGACGTGCCGAACGGTTTTAAAATGTTTAACCGTTCACCTATCAGAACATCTATGGAAGGTGATTTTGATACAGGTAACGTAAGATACAAAGCTAGAGAGAGATACTCATTTGGTTTCTCAGATCCTAGATGTGTCTTCGGCACATCAGGTGCATAATAAACACTTAATATTGAAAGGGCGTATGTTTTTGACTGCGCCCTTTTTTTATGTTTAAATATAATTTTATTAACATGACCCTACGGGGACTTACAAAGGAGTAAGACATGGGAACAACTACATTTTCGGGTCCGATTAAAGCGGGCTCTGTAAGAGAAGGAGCCAGTGCTAATACTGGTTTTGCAGTTATGGCTCAAGCAGCGGTGATAGATATTATTGGTGCGGATGCAACAACAGATGTTGCAATAGTGCCTGCAAATTCACAAATCATTGATGTTATTTTAAACGTAACGACAGTAAACAATGACTCAGGTGCAGCTACAGTAAACGTGGGCACAGCTGCTGACCCTGATGCTTTTTTAAATGACGTAAACGTAAAAGCTTTAGGTACAACAAGAGGTACTCTAGATACAGAAGCAACAAACGTTGGTACATCTGATGTCACAGTTCAAGCAGTTTTTGCTGGTGCAAGTGATGATGGTTCAACAGGAGCTGCGACTGTTACTGTTATGTACATACAAAACAATAACTTAAGTTAGGAGTAAATTATGTTTGCAGTAAAAACAGTTAAGAGAACCAGCACAGGAACTGTTTTTAGTGGTCCTGCTAGAGTTATTGGTTTACATGCTATTGCAGGTGGTTCAACTGGGTCCATAGTCTTAAAAGATGGTGGTGCAAGTGGAACTACTTTAGTAGATTTAGACACACCCGCTTCATCAACAGAGGGTATAGTAAATCCTTATTTTTCAGATGAGGGAATTAGGTTCACTAGTGATGTTCATGTGACTTTAACTAATGTTACTTCAATAACTGTAATATTTGCGTAATGGCAGATAAACAACCACCTAAAACAAAAAAATATTTCCGCTCCACTAAATCTGGGGCGGGAATGACTAAGGCAGGTGTCGCAAAATATAGACGTGACAACCCTGGTTCTAAATTAAAAACTGCTGTGACGGGTAAAGTAAAACCTGGTAGTAAAGCAGCGAAAAGAAGAAAATCGTTTTGTGCTAGAAGTGCAGGACAAATGAAAAAGTTTCCCAAAGCAGCAAAAGATCCAAATTCAAGATTAAGACAAGCAAGAAAGAGATGGAGATGTTAAAAGGTTATTTCTATCTTTTCTGTGCTTTCTTATCCATAGTGTTTATGTTTTTTTGTATTCAAAAAAATTTACACGCTGAAACCAATACCGTGTCGAGTACTGTAGTAAACAATACGCCGCCAACAGCAAACGCACCAGTTCTGCCCAATTCTAACAGTGATATTTGTAAAGTTGGTAT